CCTAAATATTTTTTCTGTGCATAAGTAGGTGATATTGATTCATTTGATGCTAAATTATTAAAATTAGAGACTTTCAATTCTAGTTTTTGGCTTTCTCTTAATTCATAGAAATTAGTAGGAACATTAAATCTTACAATAATTGATTCTTCTTTTAAATCAAATTCTTTCCAGAATCCACGCATTTCTAAATGCGTTATAAATCCAGCTTTGATACCAGATGCAAATAATTGTTGTTGTCTAATAATAAATCTAGCAAACTTCAATTCTTCACGAAGCATATCACTACCATCTCTGAATGCATCTTGAGGATCTAATCTAGTTGTTGGAACTTTTAATGATTGATACAACTTTTTGACGAAATACATCAAGTCTTCAAGTTCACCAAGATTCGATGCACCAGCTAATTGATCTACACTAGTTCCATCCGAACCAGCACGTTTAGCAAACCAAAAGTTATCAAGAATAGATTGCGGATTGAATTTTTGTACAATACCACCTTGATTTGGATCGTAAGTTTTACTAGACCAATATTGTGTAATTAGTTTACGTAGATATGCTTCTGCTTTGTGTGCTGGCATATTACCAACATCAACATTAAAAACCAATCTTTCTGGTGCTCTAGCCAAACGATAAATCACGATTGAATCTTCAATCATTGATAACTGACGATAAGCTCTTCTAGCATTTTCCAAAAAAGGAAGACGCATGGTTTTACTTTCATTCCAAATATTAGAATTAATATAAGTTATTTGATTTTTATCCATTGGAATGAAATCAACACCTATTTGTTTTAATGGATTATTAGGATCAAATATAGGTTTTCTATATAGAAACCCCTTAACCATTACATTCTGAACATTTGAAAATACAGGATCAATAAGTTCTGTTGGTACTTGAACAACACCTAAAATACCTTCTTTAACATAATCTTTGTGAATAATATGTTCCCAATATATTTCACCTTCTACCAAAAATTGTCTAAAATATTCCCATCCTTTATTTTCAAAATCAAAATGTGAAACATACTTATTAAATTCTTCTCTTATTGTTTCGGTTTGAAAATTTGATAATTGAACATTTTTAAATTTCAAATCCACACAAGAATTTGTGCTAGAATCTATATTAATAATTTCATCACAAATTTCATCCAAGGCATTGGCAACTTCAGAAAATGCTGCCATAACTCTATAATCTCTGATTCTTGCTGCTTTATCCTTTTGGATATTAGCATACATTACTTGACTATAATGTTTATCAGAAGTAATCTGTCCTAAAGAGGAATTATTATATTCAAAATTCTGTGTTATTGAATGTTTTGATAATGCTTCGGTTCTTTTTATTCCAGTATCTTCAAAATATTTATACTTTGGATTCAAAGTATCTGTCATTTTAGTAATATCAAAACTAGAATAAGGTAATTTCGATGAAATATAATTCATCAAATCTCTACCAAAAGTGGAACCTTTTCCATTATCAAGATTATAAGCCATGATCTTATTTATACCTTAAATGTTTGAAATATATAATAAATCAATATTTAATGAATTGGTATCTTTCCATCCTATTGAATTTAATATCACAAAATTAATGTGTGCATTTTTTGATAAATGTGGTATATTCAAAACGATTGTATTTTTATTTACAATGTTATAATTCATCTTTGGTAATATAAATCCATTCACTGTTGGATAATATTTATATCCAAATGAAGTAAAGTTTGTATAAATAGTTGAATCATTACTACTTATCAAAACATTTGTTGTGGTATCGAAATTTTTACCATAGATAGTAAAACTATTATTACCACCAATTAATATATGCGAATCTTTTATTTCCTTTAAATTATCTTGTTTATTAGTAAACAAATTAGTTATATAAGGAGATCCAGATATACTTATTACTTCTGTTTCATTTAAATTATGACTTAATTTATCAAACTGTACTCCTTCAGCAGAAAGACTTGGAATATCATCGTAATTTAAATCTATTTTAGAAGTTGTTCTGAAATTAGATTTAACAAAATATATATTTTCAAATGGATTATTTAATGCTTGAGGAAATAACCATCCTTTAATCGTAAACGTAGTCGAAGCAATGAAACGTGTTTTAGTTGCAGAATCAATATCATTAGGATATTCTAATGATATTGTACCATCCCACAAAACTTCAGATCTTATTTCTTGAATAGATTTAATTCCAAATTCTTTTGGAATTTTCCAAGATATAATAATATAAGGATTTGAATATGGAACAAAATTAGATAAAATTTGATCCATATCACTTTGATAATTAGTTAATACATTTAAACTCAACGATAGATTAACAGGAACAGGCATTGGTAAAAATGCACTTTGCTTTCCATACGTCTGATTGTTAACAGACGTATACATTCCGTCAATCTTATTAAAAACTCTATTCTCATCTCTAGAGATAGAATCTATAGAAACTGATATAACAGGAAGTGTTATATTCTGAGCTTTATTAACTATATCAAATAAAACCCTTTCTTTTGCTGCATGAATATATCTTACTTTAATTTGTTCTTTCTTCTCTCTGTTTTTGTTGTATCTACCGATAACAACATCATCCATAGCAGCTACAAATTGTGTAAGTAAATCATGTATTTCAAAATAAAAGGGTTTATCTAACATTATTATTATTTATACAAATCTTCTTAAAAAGTATTTTGGTAATTTATTCGCACTTCTTATAATAGCATCTGTAATACTACCATCTAAAATATAGGTTACACACTTATCATCTTTGGTTCTAACACCTCTACCACAAGCTTGGATAAGGTTGTTTAACATCTTGTTAACATACCAATTCTTGTCTTCTTTAAACAAACGCTTAATACGTTCATCATTAAGAGGTAAAAATGCTGCTTTTGTTACAACCTGAAATCTAGCTAAATCTTCTTTTAAATCCACACCATATGCCATAGAAGGACTAACCAAAACAGTTGGTTCTTTGGATTCCATATGAGTTTTTAAAATCATTTCATTGTCAGCACCATCTAATCTAAAAAGAAACCTTTCACCATGTAAATGGTCTTTTAGATACTGAGTGATTTCATTTGTATGAGTATGAATGATACCTTTTACATTTTTGTGATTAGCACAAATCTCTTCGATTAATTGTTTTAAATTAGGAAGTTTTTCTTTTAGATTTTTGTAATTTAATTTATTTGTGGTTGATGCAACAATAGGTGCATTCTTGGGATCAAATGTAGAATCAACTTCAATGTATTTATATTTTTTAATTCCTAATGTTTTAGCAAAATTATCTGGATCAATAATTGTGGCTGACATTAATAAGTTTTTCTTACCAAAATCAAAAATATGTTTTGATAAATTATCAACTTTAAGTGGTTTGAGTACAACACCTTCTAAATTAGACTCGATAACATATTCACATTCTTTCCATGTGTTTTCTGTTGCCTTTAATTGTCTTAATAAATTATTAAATAATTTAAACTTCTGAACATCAGAATCGAAATTATCTTTAGACTTTTTCTTGGATAACATCCTTTTCAAATCATCTACTTCATCACCTAATTTGAAAATAACTGTTTGCAACCAAACAAAGAAGTTTCTATAATCTTCTAATGGAATTTTATTTTGTGTGAAACCCAAACGTCTTAGAATCTTATAAGGTATAAACCTACTAAAACGCTTTACTAATTCTTCTTCGATTTCTGAAGCTTCATCACAAATAATATAATCTCTTTTCTTAACATGATCAGGTAGAGATAGATACATGCTATAATTCAGAACACCAAACTTATTAACTAACATCTCTCTTCTGCAATTATAATAATCACAAGTTCTGTTTAAAATGCATTTCTCTTTCAAACCAGTTGTGAATACACAGGGAGCAACATCAACATCATAATTATTATCTATATTACAAAGATAATTAGATTTACCTTTCAAAGCTTTTGAATCATCAAAAAGCTCAGTGTATTGATCTTGTAATGTTTTGGTAATTGTTAAAACAAATGCTCCAAAATGTGAATCATTATAATCATCTCTTTTAACAAACTCACCATACGAATCTAATTTAAAAGCAGAATTATCCTCAATAGCATCTTTAAATGTTTGAGGAACATTGCTAGAAAAATTAGCTAATGTCTTAGACAAGAATGATTTACCACTTCCTGTTGGAGCACAACAGATAACGAAATCATATCCTTCAGAAAAAGCCTTATCAATATTGGTGATAAGGTCGATTTGTTGTTTTTGTGGTTTAAAACCTTTAGGGAAATAGTCTAGTAAAGCCATTCCCAACTCTACTACACCAATAGCTTCAAGTCAAAGCTATTTTTCTCGAAAACCAAAATTTTCGTGTCAAAGAATCTTGAGTTTTTTTTATAATTCAATGACATCAATC